CTTGTTTTCGTTCTCATCCTTCACTCTTCTTGTTCGGCACTGTCGTCTGAATAGGAAAGCCAATTTTATTTAACAGACAGAATTTATGAGATAAGCCGGATATGTTAAGTTAACACGTTATCCAATGATACGATATATGCTGGTGAGTTTCTCAGTTTGCAGAATATAATGAGTAATTATAAAACAACAAAACAATCAATATGATAAAAACAACTTTACACAACCTTTACGGGTTAAACAAATTTAGTCCTTTAAACAGTAAACTAAATAAAACTGATCTTACTCTTCTTAAATCAACATTTTCTTCTATGAAATTGAATGATATAACAATCACTTCTAAAGATGTACCTCAAATAAACATCAAAAGAAATCAAATGAGATTAACTAATACTGTTAAAGCGATTACACTTTTCATCCAAGTAATGAGTGCTCTTCCTAATTCTGTTATGGTTGAGCTAGCTACTTTACTGCACAAATTAGAGTTAATGTATTTCCGAGATCCATTAGCATTTGTTCGATTTTGTAAACTTATGTCAAACTGGTATAAAGTAAATATGTCAAAGAGAATTATGACACAAGATGCTGTACCAGATACTGCATGGAATGAAGTAGCAGGAGTTCCTGTAATCTTAGTACCTTTAGCAGAACAAATAAGCAACATTCAAGATAGAAAACAATTACTAATGATTCACAGATTAGTACTGTCAATCTTCGATATCTATCAAGTTGTACTGACACCGCAACCGCCTTCATTGAACACAATCACTGATGCTTTCAGTGGTGATACATCAGTATTTAACAGTATTGATATTGATAGAGCACTTGAAAGATTGAACATCGATTCTGATAGAGTAACTACTGAATTGAAATTAGCAAACAAAAGTGCAGAATGGCACTCAAGTTCAGCAGCTGGACCAAATGGTCAAGCTGTTTGGATGGCTCATCAGGATGCAAAAGCTCTTGTCGAAGATCCAAACTTACTGGAAAACATAAAAGCTTTAGCAAAACTGATGGACAGAGAGGCATTAACAGATCTTCTTCAAATGACAACAATGTTACCTTCATTCTTTAATATAACTAAGGATGATCCAATACACTCTAAATTACACTTCATCTTTGAGAAAGGAGATAAAACAAGAACAATTGCTATTCTTGACTGGTGGACTCAAGAACTGCTTTCACCTTTTCATACAGTAATTGCAAACTTGTTGAAGAAATTGGAGACTGATGGAACTTTTGATCAAGACAAAATTGCAGCCAAAGTTCGAAAATGGACAGCAGATCCTAATATTGACCTTTTCTCACTGGACTTAACCGCAGCAACAGATAGATTACCTATCAAGTTACAAATCTCTATTTTAAATAAACTTATAAAAATAGATGGATTCGCAAATCTATGGGCTAAAGTACTTACTGACAGATTATTCACTATTCCTAATCACGGACAAATCAGATACGAAGTTGGTCAACCAATGGGGGCCAAATCTAGTTTCGTGATGCTTGCACTTACACATCATATTATAGTTCAAGAAGCAGCAGCCCAAGCTGGTTTTGCTAACTTCGAAGGTTATGTAATTCTTGGTGATGATATTGTGATAGCAAATAAACTGGTGGCAGAGGCTTATAAAGCACTAATGGATAGACTGGGCTTAACAATTTCAGCTTATAAATCAATTGAAAACACTACTCTAAATAGTAGAATGACTGTTGCAGAGATCTGTAAAAGATTGTTTGCATTTGGGACAGAAATATCACCTCTTCCAGTGAAATTAATCGCAAATGTGATCGACAACGGATCTATGGCATATCAACTACAAGAGGAACTATTCAAGAGGGAACTAATTACAGATCCTAGTGCACTCGGAAGATTCTTTGCTTCTATCCTAAGAAGACAAAGTGACTTTAAAGAACTAGTGAGACTGAACCTACTACCTGGATTCATGACTGGAATGAAATCTCAAGTCAATCTAATGGGTGATTCATCATTTACACTCGATGCATGGCTAAATTCTCAGGGATTAACAATAGATACTTTGAATGCTTTCTTTCAATATACAGTTATCTTAGAGCAAATGAAACGAATGTCGAATATTATTCAGAATTCTGAAACTACATTTGATATTCTAAGTAAAGCGATGAAAGTCTCAGATACTCAATTCATTGGACAAGCACCAGAGGACATGGTTCCAGCTAAGACTTTTACTCAAAGTCATATGGAACAATGGTCAGTTGTTAAAACTATGCATCCAGCAAGAGAAGTAATGCTCGCAGAAGTAAACAGAATATCGACGTATATTATGCAACTATCTATATCTTCAGGGTATAACCTAATCAACGACTTATTATCGAATCTTATTGACTCATTGAAAGTAAGTGTTATCGAAATTGTTCGAGATCAAGAAATTGGGAACATGAATGTAACCAGAACATTGATCGATAAAACAATGCAGAATATTCAAATGGCGAAAGGATTAGAATCCAAAACATTGCAATATTCAGTAAAGTTTAACCCGATGAATATCATTTGGTTCATGAGAGTGACGATCAATGGTTCATGCAATGTCTCAAGATCAACACAACAAATCGTAACAACTTCTTCAGATTCAATTCTTCAATTCAATAAAATGACGAAAACAATCAAACTTAATTCACTTTTTCCGACAGATTAAACTCTAGCGGTTTCTCA